CATACCTTTTATGGTTATTCTTCGTTTTATACCAGTTTTTTTATTTACTGAACCACCTTTTTTGTATTTTTTTGCAAGTTCAGGGTCCATTTTTTTTTGAACAGCTTCAGGTAACATTGAAAAACCTTTGTATTCAGCAGGCACGCCACCCTCTTTCATAGATATTACAGATCCACCATCTTTTTGTTTCATCACCTCTTCAAATGATCCATCTGGTTTTCTGATAAACGTTCTGTCATTAACAGTAACTGTTTCTCTTTCTAAAGTAACATTACCTTTACCACCTCTACCCGGATTTCTAGTAGGTTTTGGAGGTTTATTCATTTTTCCCTCTTTAAATTTTTTAGCTATTTCTTGTTCAATTATACCTGCTCTTTTATCTATGCCAATGTCTTCCGTTACTCTTGCAATAGACTGTAAAAGAGCTTTTCTTGACAGTCCAGTCTCTACAGCTTCATTAATCATCTTCATTTCAGCTGATGAAAGTGCGCCAGGTAATTTATTTTTTGATTTATTTTCGTCAGACATGATTAATGTATAGTTGGTTTTATCAAATTTTTCAAGTCTTTGACATTATGATCTAAAATTTCTTGAAATTGTTGAAAGTTTAAGTTGTTTTCATACAAAACTTTGGCTGCACCCATCATTGCACCAGCTAATAACACATTATCTTCGCTGTTTTTTGAAAATTTATGTGCAAAATCCATTAAATTATCAAAATAAAAAGCTAATTTTTCTTCGGCTTCGGTCATAGTAGTTATATTAGACTGATATTTCACTTTTACAACTTACTTTTTAGTTTTTTTGGATATGCCTGCCCTGTTTAAGGCAATTGCAATAGCTTGTTTACGTGATTTTACTTTCTTTTTTGATTTTCCAATGTTTAATTTTTTATCTTTAAACTCTTTCATTACTTTGCTTACCTTTTTTTCGGCTACACCACCCTTTTTAAGACCTTGTGCTTTTAATTTTGCTGTTGCAGCAGCTAAACCACCACCTTTAAAACCTTTCAATGACTGAAAAGTCGGAATTCTTGTTCCTGCACGCAAAAGTTTTTGTATATCTTTTGGATCTATTCTTGCTCTATTAGCTTTAAGCTGTCTTCTTAGTTTTCTTATCTCTGCTGGTGTAAATTTTACCATAATTAATTACCCCTTTGTTTTGACAAATTAACGTTTGCTCTTAATTGAGATATGTCCTCGTTAGATTGTATTTTTTCTCTTTGTATTTTCTCCTGCTCTTCAGTTTTTTCTTGATCAAATTTTAATCTTTCTTGATCGTTCATAGCACGTCTGTTTATTTCAGCTTCTTGTAAATCTAAATCACGTTTTTTAAGTTCAAGTAAAGGATCAGTTTGATTACCTTCTAAGTATTCTTGTTCTTCAGCTACCATCTCTTCTGTTCTTTTTGCTACAAGTTCAGCAATTTCTTTTTCATTTTGCATTTGGAATTGTTGTAGAAGTTCTGGAGGTAATTGTCCTCCAAACTTCATAGCTTGTTCTTGAATTAATGGTGCATTCTTTTGTTCTATTTCTTCTCTTGCCTGTTGTGAAATATGTTCTGACACGTGAGCCTGTAATATAATTAATATTTGCGGATTATTTTTCACAAGAAACGATGACATAAAGGCACGATGTGCATTGATATGTTGTTGATGATCTTGACCAGGGAAGACTTGAAATGGTAACTGTTTCAAAGCAGAAGAGTTCTCGGCTCCTGGATCTTTTGGTGTTGGTGGTTGTGGCGGTGGTAGTATTGCATCGACACCATCTACGCCTAATGCCATGTACATTCTTTTGTATGCTTCATACAAGCTATGAATTTCCGGTTTTGATTGAGCTAATTGTAATTGAGTTTGAGCCAAAGATATTCTTTGTGTCATAGAAAATATATTAGGATCACTTACGGGTATTACGTCTACACGATCATCAAAGTCTAAAACTTTAATATTTCTGTCTCCACCACGAACTGAGTATGGATAACTAGGTGGCAAGTATTCTGAAAATACTCTAGCTAAAATTTTAAACTCGATATGTTGTGCGTAATGCAATCTTTTGTGAATACTAGACATGACCCGTGAACCACGTTCCAATAATGCCATTGTTGTACCAACAGGATTTGCTTGTGAACCATCACCAATTTTTTGATCAGCAATAGAAGCGAACTCTCTACCACTTTGAACGACAAATCCTAATAGTTGAAATAATGTATTATCAGGCCCCTTGTAAGGCAGTGGCATTAAGCCTTCACGAATGCTACCGCCTGGAGCGTCTACGTCTCTAAATTCTCCTGGCTGTATTGGTGAATCATCATCCCTGATTCTAAGACCACGTGCCTTGAATCCTGCAGGTAAATTTGACAAGGTTCCCGCATCAATAAGCTGACGAAGCGCACTGGTAGCCGTTCTTGATAAACCACCGAGCATATGGATAAGACCAAACCCGTAAAAACCAAGACCAGGCAAAAACTTAAAGTGAACAAAAAACGATACCTTTTCTTTTTTTGGATCGTTGGGTTTATAGTTTCTGTATATTGATAAAACTTCTCTTGAGTTTTCATCAATAGTAATAATGTATGGTAATTTAATTCCAGTTGGTTCTCCGTTAATATCTCTATCTTCAAAACCTTCGATATCACATTCAGCATGAAACTCTATTAGATTAAACTCATAATCATCTTCTGATTTTTGCACACCCTCAAGTTTATCCATTTTATCCTGAACAGGATCTTCATCACTTTGTCCAGGTGATAAATCTATGTCTCTGTAAAATCCTGATACTTGTTTTTTACGCAAATCATTTTCAGACATTTTAAGAACATGTGCGATACGTTCTGCCGTCATAAGATCTGAAGCGTTGTAAGGAACTACTAAATCTTCAGATGGAATAAATTTTGATACTGCTCTGCCTAAACTTGCATCATAGTAAACTTTTTTGAATGCAGATCCTGCAAGAGGTAAATGAAATAATAGCTGATCCATTTCAGGATCATACTCTTGCATAACATTTGTTATTTGATAGTTCATAAAATCTTTGACACGCTCTGCTTGTGCTTCTTTATCCGTGGTTATTTCACCAACAATATTTACATCCACAGGCCCTTTTGCAGGTAACATCTCTCTGTATGCGTGAGCTTGAAATTGCGTTACAGACTCTGCAAGTAATGGATGTGTTACACCACTAGCTCCTTGAAATGGTTGAGATCTTTCATCATACTTAAAACCAAGTAAATCTAAACCTTTTGCAAATCCTTGCTCCCAATCTTTTCTTGAAGATTTATCATCTTCAAACTCACCAAGAAGTTTGCTTGAAATTCTCTGTAACTCATCTTTCGACACTATCTCAGCTAGATTAGCAAAAAAATCTGTGGTCGGTTGTTCTGGTGTAGGATTAAGAATTGCACCACCATCCTCTGTCATTACCACATCTGGTGTTATATTTTCTACTGTTTCTACATCAACAGCCTCTGCATCTATGGGTGCATTGTTAGCTTCTATTCTTTTTTCTACAACCATACTATTTAATTACCTTACCTAAACCCTTCACAGCTGCACCTCCTGATGAAAACTTTTTTACCTCTCCACCACCTTTATACCCTAGAATACTTTTAATCTTTTTTTCTGTTGGATTTTTAATGGATCTATATTTTACTTTTTCGTCTCTCATATCGTAAACATCTAATGGTTCTAAACTTATTTGAACAACTCCATTTTTAAATCTTACACCATGTCCGTGTTGTTCAACTGCTGATATTATATCTTTTCTATTCATTTTATTCTCTACTCCTTAAAACGTCTAAAAGGGGGTTTTCTTTTTTTACCATCTTTTCTACATTACCGCCATCTTTAAAAACTTGCGGTTCACCCTGAATACCAAAAAAAGAAGCTAGTGAGGGATCATTAGCTATTACACTTTGAAACTCTGGGCTCTCCATCATATCCATTCCTATAGTTTCTCCAAGAAAAGTTGCAGGTCCACCCATAAACAGTCTACCCGTTTTCACACCTTCGGCTATACCTTTTAAAATTTTCTTTGCTTGTTCTGGTGAATTTTTATAAATTTTATCTACCTGAGACAAAACTAAATCTAAATTAAACTGTTGTGCTTTGTTTAAAGTGTTTTTTCCTATTTCTTTTATTTTTGAATATATTTTTGATTGTGTTTTAGGTTTGTCAACACCAGTAGCTGTGCCTTTTGCTTCGAATACAAAATCAAAATTTTTATCTAAATATTTATTTTCAAAAGCTTTCGTAATGACAGGCAAACCATTCTTGCCTATACGAATAGCATTTTTATATCTTGGTTTAACAATAAACTTCTTGCCTTTTTTAGTGACGCCTTTTTCTAAAATATCTTTTCTCATTTGTTCTGCATAACCAGCTAGATATCCAGAACTTTTAACTAAATCTAATTGAGGCTTAGTTAAACCTTTTAGAGCAGTGTTTCGATATTTTTTCATCGCTTTATTAAAACCATCAAAATCATCTACAAAATCATTTACGTCGGGCACGTTAGCTATTGCCTTAATCTGTGCTGTCTTAATTCCAGAGTCTTTAAACACTTCAAACAAATCAGGACCCATAGCACGCTTTACATCTGAACCTGCAAGTATGTTTGCTATTTTAGAAGTTTCTCTTTCTACTCTTGTGCCTGGCGGCTCGTTTAGTGAAGATATAACATCGGACATCGCTGCTGTTGAAGATGCTAGTTTTGGTTTACTTTTTAATTTTTCAATCATCTGACCAAGCAAAGGATCACCGCCTTTTTCTAATTGAACTATTCCACCATCTTTTTTTACTACCTTTGGTCCAAAGCCAAAATCTTTTAAAAGTTTTAAAATTTCAGAATCTGTTAAATCATTTATCGTTTGTATTGTTGATGGATGCAAATCTTTGGGATTAAAAAAACCTCTGTCTATCATTTTATCTAGCAAAATCTGTTTCAAAGGATTGTCAAATTTTTCGTCCATTAATAATATTCCCTCATATAGTGCGTGTCACGTGGTTCATCTTCAAAGTCACTAGGTAAATTAACAAAGTTACCTTGTCGAAAGCGCAACACAGCTTGTGTCATGCTATCCACTAAATCATCATGGTCACCATAAGGGAAAGCTGCGCATTCTTCAATCATTTCTTCTGCCCACCTTCTATCGGGAATATACACTTTTCCAGCTTCAAAGATTGGTGCAACGGAGTTGACACGAACGTGCTTATCGTTTCCTTTACTTGGTGTAAAATTTAGCACAGGGACTCCTATCTGACGAAGTTCATGAGTTAGGGGGGTGCCACTTGCTTTTTGCTCGACAATAACACTCTCTGGCTCCCAATATTTATACTGCTCTAATGCAATTTTTTTTAATTCTGGGAAATCCCACCTCCCTTTTTCTACATCAACTAATATTAGGTGTGGACCCTTATTAGGTGGATAGAAAACTCCCCACGTAGTGATTGCAGAAAAATCGGCTGTTTCTTTTTTACTGAAAGCTGTATCATAACTTTGTATAACATGAACAAGATCTGGGATGTCATCTTCTTCCCACTTTTTCCACCATTCACGTTTGATAATACTACCTTCTTCTGACGTAGGATTCTGTTGCCATTGTGCTTGCCACTTTGCTTCGGATAAAGAAGCCTTAACACTTTCTAATTCTTCTAGTTTCCAATAGTTTGGCCACACTGGTTTATCGCTTGGTAAGATTGCAGGAAACTCTATTACTTCCCATTGATCCGCTTTTGGTTCCGTTTGTGCTTTAAGCAATTGACCTGTTAAATCTTTGGTTGACCATCTTGTCATAACAATGACAATTGAACCACCAGGCTGTAAACGTTGACGAGGACCAGAAGTGTACCACTCGTATGCTGAATCAAGAGCCGTGTCACTTAAAGCATCTTGCTCGGAATGTGGATCATCTATAATTAATAAATCTGCACCACGACCGGTTATCGCACCACCGATCCCTGCTGCATAATATTCCCCACCTTTATTTGTTTCCCATCTTCCTGCAGCTTTGGAATCCGCTGCTATTTTACATTCATCAAAGATCTGAGCAAACTCATTAGTGTCAACGAGATTTTTCATCTTACGACCAAACCTTACTGCTAATTCTCCTGTGTGTGTAGTTTGTATCACTTTTAATTTTGGATTTTTACCTACCATCCAAGCAGGAAACAAATATGATGCAAATTCTGATTTAGTGTGTCGGGGTGGCATATTAACGATCAATCTTTTAATCTTTCCGTTTGCAATATCCTCAAATTTTTTAGCTATCTTTCTATGATGATCTCCCTCAATAAATTCTGGCCAAACGTGTTTGACAAAGGGTATGAATCTTTTTTCTGCCAAATTTAACTTTCTTAAGTGTTCCTTAATTAAATCTTCTTGAAGCTGAACTTCCGTTTTGTTTATCATAGTGTTCTATGTATCAAACTGGGGGCGCAGTGTAAATTATTTTGCATGGCTCGTTTTAGGGGGGTCGGGGTAAATTGTAAATGGATTTTGTTTTTTGATTTGGTTTTAAGTACCTAGGGCCACGGATCATGGCCCTAGAAAAAAGATAATTTATTTTTTCTTGTCGTATACTTTTTTAATTTTAATAATAAAATCTTGAATGGTCATCGTTGGATTTTCTTTTGCTTCTTCTCCTAATCCATCAATAATAATAGATGCTTGTTTTAAAATATCGTTAGCACCTTGAACGCCCTCAATATCTGCTTTAGGATTTTGAAAAACCATCTTAGCCATGTTAAGCGCTGCCCACCAACTTGGAACAATGCTAATTTTTCTTGTTGTTCCTGTTTGTTCTGTTTTTATTTTTGCCATTGTTTTATCCTTTCTATTAATATGGGATTAATCTTATATTATCATGAATGAAAAGGCAAATATAAGAATAATAAATATTAAAATATATATTGTTTCTTTTTGTCTTTTATTCATTTAAATTTTTCCTTTCTTATGGTCATTTAATATTTTTGCTATATTTTTAAATTCTTCTGCATTTTTTCTAGCTTCACTCTTTCTTATAAAATCTAAAAGTATTGAAACTTTTTTTATTTCTTCTTTATCCCAAAATTGAAAATATTGATTATCTTTATCGTTAATATCTTGAATAAGAATACCTATATCATTTTGTATAGGTTGACTTATTCCATAAGAAGCGATGCAATAATCTAAAAGATTTTTTGGATTTTCGTTAAACTTTGAACAATGATCTTTAACTATTGTATCAATTATAAAATTGTCTTTTTCACTAATCATTTTTATTTATCCTTTCAAAATAGTTCTAGTTGTTTTGGGTTTGGTTCTTGGTTCGTGGTCATCGGTTCACGATCCAAAAAATTAAAAGTTTTGTTTTTCTTATCGAATAAAGCACGTTTAATTATTCTGTTATCAACGTAAAATCTAAATTCAAATAAGTCCTTTTCTATTTCTCTTTTTGTTGTTGTGTGGTTGACAAAGTGATTTGAATATTTAGCACTTGAACCAACATTTACATTTACGTTACAAGTATCTTTAGCACCCCAGCTTTTTGAACTGCCATAAATACACGCTTCGACATTGTTCCAAATTGGATATGAATAAGCCATAATTTTATCCTTTCTAATTAATAGCCCACATTATCCCATATTATAGAATTAATCAAACAATTTAAGTAATTCTTGGTACTTGGTTCGAGGTTCAAGAACCATGAAACACGGACATTTGAAGCCATTTTTGGCTAATTTTAGCGTTTTTTCATTGTCATACACTTTTATAAGCCCGTCAGTGATCCTTTTAACTATAATGAAAGTGCGAATTCCTAATAAATATCTTTTATAATGCCATGCAATTTGAAAAGAAGATAAGTAAACTTTATTTAGTTTTATACACTTTAATTCTATCCAAATTTCTTTTTTATTATAAACGGCTGTAAGATCTGGTGTTCCTTGTCCAATCCTATTTTCTATTCTTTCAAAATAAACATTGGACAAGTTTTTTTTAATTTCTTGATAAAATTTAGCTTCCACTATAAATTAAAATTTCATCAATAAAATCTACTACTTTATTTCTAAATTCAAAATAAATTTTTAAATCTTCTTCTTCTTCTAAATTTAAATTAAATTGTTCAATCAATTGATTATAAAGCAAATCATCAAGTTGCATGAAATCAATATCTTTCATAATTTTGCTTTTATCCTTTCTCCAATTGTTGCTAATTTTTTAATTCTATTAATTTCAATGTCTTTTTGTTTTTCTGTTAATTTACCATCTAAAAGATCATTAACAAAATTTAAAGTTCTTAAATCTATCTTATCAATAGCTTCATTATTAATTGCATTTTTAAAAGCATTTTTTACTTTAATCATTTTTTTATCCTTTCTTATTCTCTTCAATCTTTAAATAATCATTTGTTAATTGACTTTCAATTTTTTCTAATCTTTCATTAACTTTAAATAAACAATCTTGTAAAGTGCTTATGCAATTTATAGCGCTTTCTAATATTTCTAATTCCTTTTTTTGCATTTTTATTTATCCTTTCTTATTTACCATATCTAACCATATTTCATGATCTTCTAATAGTTTTCTATCTTCTTGATCTAGCATAATTGCTAGATCAATTTTGTCTTGTAATACTTGT